CCTCGCTTTGTCCCGGCACTTGTTGCTGGTTTGGCATATTATATTGCCATGAAAAAGCCAGAAGCAATCCAGCGCGTTTTGCCGCTAAAGGCTGTATATGATGAGCAGTTTGAGCTCGCCGCGGGCGAAGACCGCGACCGATCTTCTGTAAACTTTGTACCGTTTAACACGATGATGTTCGGGTGAGCCATGTCAGCATACGCACGCGGTAAGCACGCCTTTGGTATCTGTGACAGGAGTGGCTTTCGCTACAAACTGTCCGATCTCGTGTGGGAAATCCAAAACGGTAAGAAGACTGGGTTTCGTGTTGGTAAAGACATTGTTGACCCTGACCAGCCGCAGAACTTTCTTGGTCGCGTGAAGATCAACGATCCGCAAGCCCTTCAAGACCCAAGACCAGACTACGCCCCGGGCAACGGACTGTTTGGGTGGAATCCTGTTTGGAACCCTATACAGGATATGGTAAGTTCTGTTGGAACCGTGACAGTTGTCACAACAAATGGAGCGTGAGATGAAAACACCAAAACTAAAGATGGTTGAGAAGGGCGGTAAGAAAGTTCCAGCTTTCGCAGCCGACGGAGTTGGTAAGATGGCCAAGGGCGGTAAGACTGCCAAGAAAGGCAAAATCTCTGAGTACGGTGGAAAAGAGATGTATACGTCCAAAGCCGCCATGATGCGCCATGAGGGTAAGGAGTCTATGTCCATGGAGAAGAAAGAGTCTCGTATGGCCATGGGCGGTAAGTGCCGCGGTATGGGCGCAGCGACTAAGGGCGGCAACTACAAGGGCTGATAGATGAACTACGCGCAACTCTCACAGGCCCTACAGGATTATCTCGAGACTCAGGAAACCTCCTTTGTCTCTAACATTCCTACGTTTGTTCGGCAGGCTGAGGAGCGCATCTATCGCTCGGTGCAGATTCCCGAGCTTAGGAAAAACGCAACGGGCACGCTGACTTCTGGAGTTCCCTATTTGGCGCGCCCGTCAGACTTTATCTCCGCGTTCTCTCTCGCTGTTATCGACAACAATGGGGACTACACGTACCTGTACGATAAGGATGTTAACTTCATACGGGAGGCGTACCCCCGCGCATCCACGACTGGCATACCAAAGTACTACGCACAGTTTGATGGCGACCAGACGGGTATCAGCGAAGGCAACTTTATTCTGGGCCCTACCCCCAATGCCGCATACACAGTAGAGCTGCACTATTACTATGACCCACCGTCGATTGTTACTACATCGACATCGTGGCTAGGTGAGAATGCTGAAACCGCGCTACTATACGGCTCTCTTGTTGAGGCTTACACATACCTGAAGGGTGACGGGGATATGCTCCAGTTGTACACCAACAGGTATAACGAGGCTATGATGCAGTTGTTTGGTATTGACCTGCGAGCTAAGCGGGATGATTACCGCGATGGAACAATGTCTGGGATCGGAGGGGCCGGCTGAGTCCGTACCCAAAATTAGGAGGCCACAATGGCAATCACGCAAGCGCTCTGCACATCTTTCAAGGTCGAGATTCTGCAGGGTATTCATAACTTCACCGCGTCAACCGGCGATGTGTTCAAGTTGGCTCTTTATACGAGCTCAGCTAATCTAGACGCAACAACCACGGTATATACTTCGTCTAACGAAGTAGCCAATTCTGGCACATACACGGCCGGTGGTGGTGCGCTTACAAACATCACGCCGACATCGTCGGGTACGACTGCCTTCTTGGACTTTGCAGATATCTCGTTCACGTCCGCCACTATCACGGCGCGCGGTGCACTGATCTATAACTCGTCTAAGTCTAACCGCGCGGTCGCTGTTCTCGACTTTGGTTCGGATAAGATTTCGACCACGGGTACGTTTACCGTACAGTTCCCTACGGCCGACGCGAGCAACGCTATCGTCCGCATCGCGTAAAGCTAGGAGGTTGTCATGGCTAACACAACCCTAACGGGCTGGGGCCGTGGCACTTGGTCCTCCGGTGCTTGGGGTCAAGCAATACCTGTCCTTGCGACGGGTGTTTCTGCTTCTGGTGCGGTTGGTAATATAACATTTACCAGTGACACAGCGTTTACGCTTACGGGTGTATCCGCAGCGGGTGTTGTTGGCAGTGTTACCGTAAACACTAGCGTTGAGTTCGCTGTAACCGGGGTTTCCGCGACTGGGTTTGTAGGCAATGCCATTGGTCGCGCTGGCGCTGATGTAGCCGTTACCGGCGTATCCGCCAATGGTGCGGTTGGTGATGTAACCGTCACCGGTACAGCTGTTATAATCCCTACCGGTATATCTGTGAGTGGTGTTGTAGGTGATCCTACTGTTACCGGCGACGCGAACCTTACTGTGTCTGGGCTTTCTGCTGCAGGCGAGATTGGTGATGTAGTTAGCAACGCTGGCGCGGATGTATCTGTCATAGGAATATCTGCTACAGGCGAGGTTGGTACCGTCGTAGTAATTATCCCTACAATAGCGGCAGTAACAGGTGTTTTTGCTGAGGGGCGTGTCGGAGACATAGTTGGTCGCGCGGGAGCACGCGTACAGCCAACCGGTGTTTTTGGTTCTGGGTTTGTGGGGAACGTACTCGTATGGAGCCCGATACTACCGCCAACGGCTTCGCTGTGGACAGAGATAGACCCTGATGCTATAAATGTGTGGACACCCGTGACGCCGGCAACTAGCCCAGCATGGCAAGACATCACTACGTGAGGATAGACTATGCCCAGTACATATACCTCTAACCTCGGAATTGAGCTTCCGGCTGATGGCGAACTAGATGGCGTCTGGGGTGATGTTGTTAACGACAACATGGACATTCTTGACCGCGCCATCAACGGCACGCTAACCCTTAGTCTCAGTGGTACATCCTCTACGCTTACCACATCAGATGGGGTTTTGTCGGACGGGCAGTTCAAGCTCCTTGTGTTGGCTGGGAGCCCCAGCGGCACGCACACAATTACTATTGCCCCAAACGACGCACAGAAGATTTACTTCGTCCGTAACACCACAGCGCAGAGTGTAGTCTTCACTCAGGGTTCGGGTGGCAATGTCACCATTGCTACTGGGGATAGTGGGATCATCTATGCCGATGGTGGCGGTTCTGGTGCTGCCGTCGCTAACATAACTGATCATTTTGCTATGAGCTCCGTAAGTATTACAGGTGGCTCTATTACGGGTATTGCTGACCTAGCTGTAGCTGATGGCGGAACCGGTTCGTCTACCGCCGCCGGCGCAAGGACTAACTTGGGTCTTGGGAGCATAGCAACTCAGGATGCAAGTAACGTTTCCATCACTGGCGGCTCTATTACCGGTGTTACTAATCTGGTACCGCGTACAAGTGCTACTGGCTCTGCCGGAATCCCGACAGGGACTCAAGCCCAGCGAGATGGTTCGCCTGCCGCCGGATATTTCCGGTTTAACACAGACGCAACTAGATTCGAGGGATACAATGGTGCGAGCTGGGGTTCTGTTGGCGGTGGCGCTACAGGTGGTGGATCGGATGAGGTTTTTGTCGAGAACGGCCAGACTGTAACGGCAAACTATACGATTACGACGAACAAAAACGCGATGTCTACCGGGCCGATTACAATAAATTCCGGTATCACTATCACGGTTCCTTCAGGCGCAAGATGGGTGGTGATCTAAGATGGCAATTACACTTGACGGAACGACCGGGATTACAACGACCAATGGTGACGTTTATGCTGAGGGAAATATCCTTGGTACAGTTAGTCAGACCTCTGGTGTACCTACTGGGTCTATTCTTGAAAAAGGCAGTAATGTTAATGGTGAGTATGTAAGATATGCTGACGGTACACAAATCTGCTGGAACTACAACGCAGGTAGCTTAGCTTCTACTTCAGCTTCAGGCAGTTTGTTTAGAACTACTACGGAAGCTACATGGACTTTTCCAAAGGTTTTTATTGTAGCTCCTGTAGTTATAGCTGCGCCTAACATAGCTTCTAGGTTTGGGGCTGTGGGTGCAGTAACAACTACGACTGCTGATTTTAGGCACTTTTCGGCTGTCACAGCGTCTGGGACTGTCGATACAATGGTTATGGCAACTGGGCGTTGGTTCTAAAGGAAAACAAAATGAGCAACATCGCACTTACGCCGAATGCAAGTGGCACGGGGACTTTCACTCTCGCATCACCGAACAGCAATACTAACCGTACTCTGACGCTGCCAGATGCTTCTGGTACTGTGTTTAGCCAAGGTAATATTGTTGGGGCAGTCACGGAGTCTGCTGGTGTCCCTACTGGTGGCATCATCGAGAAGGGCTCAAACGCCAATGGCGAGTTTACCAAATTCGCAGACGGGACAATGATCTGTACGTTTACTGTCACTACAAGCACTAGTGGTGGTACTACAAAGACACTGCCCGCCACCTTTATTAATGATACCTACATCGTTGTGGGCGGGACTAACACCAACGTCTCGGCATCGGACTTTACAGCCAAGTTCGGATCGCGGGCTACCACAACTGTCAGCGCAGTTATGACGAGCAACGGGTCGCTTGTTACGAGTACTCTGCAGGCCATAGCTATTGGACAATGGTTCTAAAGGAAACAAAATGAAAATTACCCTATCTCCACAGCGCCGTGATGATACTCTGGAAGTAATCAAAGCTGGTGACACACTAACCATCAACGGCGTGGATTATGATTTCTCTGTAGTCCCTGAAGGTGCTATTCTACCACGAGATGCAGTTGACTGTGCGTGGCTTGCCTCAGACGTAGAACGTATTGATGGTGTCCTACACTTGACCCTGATCCTCCCACATGGTGCAGAGGCATCCTATTCTGCCCGTTTCCCGACACCCCTGCTTGACCCCGCTGATGGCGTCTTGGAGTTTCCGAAATGATTGACCTGTCCAAGCTAAAAACAGCGCAGCAGAAAGCTGCTGAGACTGCACAGGCAGCTAGAGAGTCACGCGTCGCGGAGCTAAAGCAGCTCCTGCGGGACACTGATTATGTTGCTCTTGCAGACTACGACAAGAATAAGCCAGATGTTTTGGCGCAGCGTAAGGCATGGCGTGACGAAATTCGGGAGCTAGAAGCATGAGCCAGATCAAAGTAGACACGATCACTGATGGCGCAGGTACAGGCGCACCGAGCTTTCCAAACGGGCTAGGCGTAGCCGGTCAAACAGCCTTTGGCGATGGGACAGCCGCAGCGCCCTCTATCACCAACACTGGCGATTTAGACACGGGTATTCTGTTTCCTGCTGCTAACACTGTGGCTGTGACTACAGGTGGCTCTGAGCGTATGCGCGTCGATGGTGCAGGTACAGTTTTCTTTTGCGGATCAACCACCTCTGGCGTGTTTGATGGCGATGGCGTTAACGTAGCTTCTAATGGAGAAACCACTATAAACGTCACCACTGGCTCCCCCCTAGACATTAACCAAAGCACCAATGATAGCATTGCGCGGTCTATGATTAGATTCTTTAGACGCGAAATCCTGAACGGCTCTATCACGACCAGTTCAACTGCCACCGCCTACAACACCTCCTCCGACTACCGCCTCAAGGAAAACGTCCAGCCTATGACGGGCGCGCTTGGCGTGGTCGCACAGCTAAAACCTGTCACATACACTTGGAAGGCTGACGGATCGGCAGGCCAAGGCTTCATCGCCCACGAACTGCAAGCTGTGGTCCCCGACTGCGTGACGGGTGAGAAAGACGCGGTGGATGCAAATGGGAAGCCAGAGTATCAGGGGGTTGATACCTCATTCTTGGTTGCGACCTTGACTGCGGCTATTCAGGAGCAACAGGCCCTTATCACCGCACTGACAGCCCGTGTATCGGCACTCGAAAACACGGCAAACTAGAGGGCCAAGAATGGAAGGCGTTTTTGCATA